TAACTGGAGTGTCAACCAAGAATGAACGACTTTGCATTGACTAACGCCGAAGTCGCTGCCGTCGACGCGTTTGTGTACAGCTGCCCGAGCTGACTGAGCGGGCCGCTTTTAGCTTCGAGCACGGACGTGTACGTTCCGAGACTCGACGGGATTTGCGGAATCTCCGTGAAGCGCAAATTCAGGTATAGGATGTTCGAGCCTTTATCGGGTCGCGTCTCATAGGCAAGCCCGGACAGGGAGTAATCCGTCGCGATCAGTTGCGGCGAGATCAGCGTGTAAAGCTGCTGCGGGTTGTTCGCTTCCTGTTGCTGAATAGCGGCGAGCCACGCGAAGCGCGCAAGATCTGAACCTGTTTTGATCAGCGTGACGTTGACCTCGACCGGGCGCCTGACCTTGTTATAGGGCTGATAGGCGCCGTATTCCTGCGGGTAGTCCGACAGCTGCGTTTCGTACTTCGCGCTGAAATCGCCCCAGCTGGACGGAATAGCGAGCGGCAGAAACGTGTCGCTCGCGACGACCGCATAAATCGGCGTCGGCGGGTTAAGGGTCGGCAGCTGCGACGCGGCAAACGACAGCGCTTGCAGCGCGGCGATCTGTGCGATCGAGCCCGTAGCCATTCAGGCCACCTTGTAGCGATATTTTAGGCGCTCCGGGATAGGAACTCCGGGATAGCGCCAGATTTTGCGCACGTCGCGCCGACCGTATTCGTAACAGCCTTTGTCGGGCATGATCAGACCCTGCCGAAGTTGAGCTTGGCGACGCCCATCAGGACGTCACCGAGCGTGCGGATTTCCCGAATCTCGTTTTCAAGCAGCGCGCGCCGCACGGCGGGATGCTTCGGATCGGGCGTGATCAGCACGTAGTCGAGCAATTCGGAAATGAGCGCATGCACAGCGCGCGGATCGGCCCCCTGCAACAGCTTCATGATCGTGTCGATCGGCACTTCGCCTTTCGCGACGTTCAATTGTTCGAGCAGCGCTTCATAGGACTCAACACGCAGCGCGGACACCAGGCGCAGCACGAAGCCCGACAGTGTAAGTGGGTCGATTTCAACACACCAGAACGTTTTTCCGGCATCGCGGCCGTGTACGCCCGGAACGGCGTGCGTGCGGGTATCTTCGGGCAGATTGTGTACGTCGATCATTGGTTCGCCTGTTGTGCGTGCCACTCGCGAATGGCGTTCACGTTGAGAATTTCACACAAATTGAACACGTCCTCGGTGCTCAGAACGGTTTCCATCTCGCGATATGTCGCCATTCTATCACCGAGCACGGCTGCGATTTGCGGGGAACAGAACGTCGCGCGCACCGTACCACTGCCGGCGAGGATGTTTTGCGCCTGGAACGTGACGGGGATTTCGAGCGACTCGCGCCCGATCAGGAAGTCGACGTGCAGCAATAGCGCGGCGTGCTGGAGGCGCTCGATGTTGCGCCAATCCTTGATGTCGCGGCGGATGTCGAGCGAGTGGCTGCGCTGCGCGTCGTCAATCACTGCCCCCTCAACGAATGGCAGGAGCGTGTCCGCGCCGAGCTTGAGCGCATCGCGCGAGTGCTTGAACGCGAGCGCCGATACACCGCCGTCCGCGTCCTCGCCGAGTTTGACCAGTATCGCGCGCGCGGCGCGGTCGGCGATCAGCGCGGGTAGCTCCGTCAACCGGATCTTTAGCCCGACGTCCCTGCCCGATAGCGTGATGGTACGGTGTTTGAGCATTTGGACCTTGCACGAAAAAAAAAACCGGTCGAATCCCCCTCGCCACGGAGACAGACATGAAGTCAGCCCGACTATAACGAAACTTCGCTAATTGTGCAAGAAACTTGCGCGTCACCCGACGACGCTCGTCGCGCCGTTGTCCTGCGGGCTGCCGTAGCAGAGCACGTAGCGCGTGCCAAAACCAGTCCAGACAGGATCGGTCTGCCCTTGCAAGTCGGCGAAGAACAGCGCTTGCGGCAGGCCGAGATAGCCGGCGGAATTGATGTTCGTGCGGTCCAGACACAGGCGACTCGCCGCGATCGACACGCCGTTGTAGGCCGCCGTCATGAACAGCCCATAGCCGGTCGTCTCAAGCTCGATCGTCGCAGACTGCCCGTCGAGGATGCACGAAAACTGCTGGTTGGCCTGCTGCTGGAGCGGGATGATGGTGTAGGTCATGTCAGCGTCACGACTGCGTTATTGCCGCTCACGTCGGCGACGTTGAGCGTACCGGTGATCTCGCGCACCGAGCCCGCGGCGAACTGGAACACGGCAATCGCCGTCTCGCACAGCGGCACGTTGAGCGCTTCCGTGTTGAACGCGTTCTGCACGACGGCCAGATTCGGCGCGGCGCCGAGAATCTGGTCGTAACGGATGCCCTGCGACGTGTCGAAGTACACCTCGCCGCGCCAAGCCCGCGTGCGTGTTGCGACGTCCTGCGCCAGTCGCATGCCGGGACCAGTCTGCGCAGACGCGGGCGTCGCGTCGCCTACGGTCGCGAGATTGCCGTAGACGTCCGTGGTTAAATCCCAAAGGGCGGTGTCGAGCGCGAGTGTGTCCATGCCCGGATATTAGCCGAAATTTGCGCTGAAATTTAGCGAACGACCGTGCTAATGACAGAATGACAACTGACGGACGTGTTTCAAAAACTCTCTATAACTACAAATACTATATAACTAGAGGAATTAGATCACTTTTAGATCACAGAGAATAATTCATAATATATAAAGTCATGTCATTGTGTCATAGAGCGTCAGCCGGTCGATAGAAGGGCGCTATCGAAATAGCCCTGCAATTGCGTTACACTCGCGCGTATGACTGCACTGCAACCGCTCAAGGCGTCGCTCATCACCGATCTCGTGGACCTCATCAACGAGAACATCGGGGCGCTGTTGCGCGTCAAGGTTGTCGGTTGCCCGGATTGCGGCGGCCGCGGCACGACCGGCGGCGAAGTGCTCGCCGATGGCGTGATCCGCGACGATGGCACGCTAGCGACCTGCGCGACCTGCAACGGCGTCGGAGCGGTCGAGCGTTACGAACTGGACAACGAGAAGCTCAAGCTCCAGCGCTACGGCCGGTTGATCGAAGGCTTCGACATGAAGCACGGACAGCTGGTCCCGAAATTCCGGTCGAAGGATCGTGCCTTCGCGATGCTGGTCAAACTGCTCGGATTCGACAAGGCCGTGCTCGAAATCGCAAACGCATCCACTTTCGCCGAAACCTTGTCGGTCGAGCAGCGTGCGACCTACGTAGAGCAGTTGAAGGAAATGGCGAGCATGGGGCTCCTGGACGGGCTTGCGGATGGCAGTTGATACCGATACACCAACCGAGGCGCACGAGGCCCGTAGCGAGGCTAAAAACGTCGATCCCGTCGATTTCCTGATCGACGCTGCACGTGTCAACTTCGCCGCATTTGTCTCCGCAGTGCACCGGCCGCGTTTTCGACACTCGGCGTTCTCCGCTGCGGTGTGCAAACAGGTGGACCGGTTCGTCGAAGATGTGATCGCCGGCAAGCGCCCTGTGCTGATGCTCACCGCGCCGCCGCAGCACGGCAAGTCGTCGCTTATCTCGCGCTGCCTGCCGCCGTACCTGTTCGGCCGTCTGTCGGGCAAGCTTGACGCGGTGCGCATCGCGTGCTCGTCTTACGCGCTGCCGCTCGCACGCCGGAACACGAAAGACGCCAACTCGATCATGGGCGAGCCCGTCTATCGGGCGATATTTCCGCACGTCTCGCTGATCGGCTACAACGGCGTGGATAACGCCGACGGTTTCGACGTGCCCGGTGGCGGCGGCCTGAAAGGCGTCGGCGTGAAGGGTTCGTTGACGGGTTTCTCGGTCGAAGTCGGCATTGTGGATGATCCAACGAAGGACGCTGAGTCCGCGCTGTCGCCCGTACAGCAGGACGCGATCGAGGCGTGGTACGAATCGGTGCTGATCACGCGCCTGCAATCGCGCTCGGGCACGGTCATCATCGGCACGCCTTGGTCGGCGAACGATCTGATTGCCCGCGTGCGGCGCAAGATGCGCGACGACTCACGCTTCACGCTGTTGTCGTTCCCTGCGCTCAATCTGCCCGGCGAGACTGGCTACAACCCGGACCTGCCGGAAGGTGCGCTCGTGCCGCACCTGCACGACGAGACGAAGCTGCGTGAAATGAAGCGGCACATGTCCGAGTTCTGGTGGTCGGCGATGTACCAGCAAGTGCCGATGGCGGAATTCGGCGCGATCTTCAAGCGCGAGCACTTGCAGTACTACCGCCGCGCGGAACTGCCGCAGCAGTTCCAGCAGGTTTGTATGTCCGTCGATGCGACGTTCAAGGACGGCCAGGCGAGCGACTACGTGTTCGTCGGCGTATGGGGCAAGACGGCCGACGAGCGCGTGTGGCTCGTGGATTGGCGGCGCGAGAAGCTTGCCTTCATGAATACTGCGCGGGCTATTCTCGACTTGAAGAAGAAGCACCCGCGCGTAATGCGCGTCTACATCGAAGAGGCGGCCAACGGCGCCGCGCTCATCGACATGCTCAAGAAACACATTGTCGGACTCGTCGGCGTGCCGCCGCTTGGCTCGAAAGAGGCACGAGCCCACGCCACGAGCTGGGTATGGGAAAACAAGTGCGTCATGCTGCCGCACCCGGAAGAACAGCCCGGCATCGTGCAGGTGGTGGACGAAATCACATCATTCCCCGACACGGTGACAGGTCACGACGACAGCGTGGACGGCATGACGATCGCATTGCAGCAATTGTGCCTGCGCTCACCGATCGCCGCGCTGATCACGAAAGACGTGTTGCGCGCCGCTGGCGCGTAGGCTATCGTTCGGGAATTGCCTTTAGCAAATCCCTATCATGTCCCGAAAAAATCCGTACATTACGCAGACAAAGACAGCACAAACGGCTAAACCTGCGGAACCGGCAAAGCCCGCGGCCATCTCGTCGGTGCGTGTGCAGGCCGCCGTCGATGCCGTAACGGATACGCGCGGCCCGTCGCTGCGTCTCGCCGAATCGTATCGCACCGAGGAGCGCAATTACACGGACCACGAGCGCGAGCAGGCGCGCATGGCGATGGACTTTAACGGGACGTCGATGAACGCATTGACGTTCGTCGAGAACACAGGGTTCCCCGGCTTTCCGACGCTCGCGCTGCTCGCTCAGCTGCCCGAATACCGCGCGATGCACGAGACGCTCGCCGATGAGTGCGTCCGATGCTGGGGGAAGGTCGTCTCGGCGGGCGCGTCGGACGCAGCCAAGTTGCAGGAGATCGAAGCGGAACTCGAACGCATCGATCTGTGCGCGATCATCCGGCAAGCGGTGATTCACGATCAGGCATTCGGCGGCGCGCACGTCTATTTCAAGCTTCGGAACGACGCCGACACGCGTAGCCTTCCGTTGCTCATGAAGCCCTACAACGTCCCGAAAGGCGCATTTCAGGGCTTGCGCGTGGTCGAGCCGTACTGGGTGACACCGAACAATTACAACTCAATCGATCCGACCGCGGCCGATTTTTACAAGCCTTCGAGCTGGTGGATGATCGGTATCGAGACGCACGCGACGCGCATGCAAACGCTGATCTCGCGCCCGGTCGCCGACATGCTCAAGCCGACCTATTCGTTCCGCGGCGTCAGCATGTCGCAGCTCGCCATGCCGTACGTGGACAACTGGTTGCGCACGCGGCAGAGCGTGTCGGATACGGTCAAGCAGTTCTCCATCTCGGGCGTCAAGACCGATCTGCAACAGGCATTGCTGCCCGGCGGCACGCAGGAACTCGCACAGCGAGCCGCTCTCATCAACGCGTACCGGGACAACCGCAACATCCTGTTCCTCGATATGGCGACGGAAGAATTCTTCCAGGTCAACACGCCGCTATCCGGCCTTGACGCATTGCAGGCGCAGGCGCAAGAACAGATGTCGGCCGTCTCACACATTCCACTCGTCAAACTGCTCGGTGTCACGCCGACTGGACTGAACGCGTCGAGCGAGGGTGAAATCCGCGTGTTCTACGACTACGTGCGCGGATACCAGAAGAACGTGCTTACGTCGCTTGTGATGAACGTGCTGCGCGTCGCGCAACTGTCGCTGTTCGGCGAAGTCGATCCGCACGTGATCTGGGAATGGGCGCCGCTGCTCGAGCTCACCGCACTCGAACAGGCCGATGCGCGCGCGAAGGACGCCGACACGGATGCAAAATATCTCGAAGCGGGCGTGGTCACGCCCGAGCAGGTCGCCGAAGTGCTGCACAACGACGCGCATTCTCGCTACGCCGGCATTCTCGATACTGGTGAAACGCTCGAAACGACAGCGGACGACGATATCCCGACGATCACGCAGCACATTCTGAACATCGGCAACGAAGGCGGCCCGCTGCTTGAGGGCGCGGGCGCCGAAACGATCAGCCCGCTTGAGGAAGGATTGAACATGGTCCAGTCAGTCGGTGCGAGCGGCCCGGAAGCGCCCGCGACCACGTTGTCTGATCCGTCGATCACGGACCCTGACGCGCAGGCCGACCCGGGCGCCGTCGAGCCGTACCCCGAAGACTTGCAGAGCGGGCAGGGTCTGTAAATGGAACTGCGCGCACCAGGCAAGAAAGACGTCACGCTCGCGCCGATTGCGCCAAACGCGCAGTCGCGCCTGAAATACACGCGCGCCTTGCAAAAGGCCATCGCGAACATGAGCGCGTCGTATGAATGGTGGATCGGCGCGCGCTACCGGCGCGCAGTCGAAGCGAATCAGGCCGCCGGCCGTCTCGCGGACATCGCGATGGACGCCAATACGCCGTCAGCGGACGCAGGCGACCTGTTCGGCGAGCTCGCGCGCTTGCGCAAGTACTGGTCGAACTATTTCGACGGCTTCGCGAAGAAACTCGCCGAGCAGGCGACCGAGACGTGGTATCGCGACAACGCGAATATGTGGGAAGGGCGACTGCGGCGCGCGGGCTTCGACGTGCCGATGAAGCTCACGCCATCGCAGCGCCTGATCCTGAAAACGAAGGTGCCCGAGAACGTCGCGCTAATCAAGTCGATCCACGACGACTATCACAAGGACATCGAGGGCATCGTCTCGCGCAACTTCCTGAAAGGTCGCGATCTGGCCGCGATGTCCGAGCAGATCAAGAAACGCGGCAAAGTCTCGCAAGACCGCGCCGCGTTTATCGCGCTCGACCAGGCGAACAAGGCGACGGCGCAAATGAACGACGCGCGCCAGCGCGAGCTGGGGATTCAGTATTGCGTCTGGCAACACTCTAGCGCGGGCAAGGAGCCCCGCGAGAAGCACGTACGCGCGGGGCGCGAGCAATGGGTGTTCAAGGTGGGTGCGGGGATCGACTTCGGCGACCAGTTCAAAACGGTTTTGCCTGGCGAAGCAATTAACTGCCGCTGCACATCGCGCTCGATCATTCCCGCGCTCGGGCGGGGCGATATCGAATCGGATGAGGATTTGGAACCTGTACCGGGCTACCCGGGCGCGTACCGCGCGAAGAAAGGCAAGTCCGCTGGCGCGAAGCAGAAAATGGACGTGACGAAAACCCGCGTGCCGGCGGGTTCTCCTGTCAAATACAGTTAGGCTTTTTTCCAGCGCTGTCCGTGTTGCATACGGGCGGCGATGTCCGCTATTGCGACAGCCTCCCAATATGCGAGTTTGTGTTCGTCCGCGTACGCCGACAATTTGGCACTGGCAGCTTTCTGCTCACCAGCGTCTAACATGTTGGCGAGTTCCAGCGCCAGTTTCTCGCCAGCACTCTCGACCGCTTGCAAGGGCTCGATCATCTCTACTCCTCCTTAGAAAGTACTGACATTCTATTAACGCGTAGCGCGCCCGGCTAGTTGAAAATTCCTATCGGGTTCGATAGTTCAATTGCAATGCGCACAACAACTCGCTAAGATACGCGGAACACATTTGCGTCTTGACAGAATGCCCAACATTGTTTTCGCGTTTGACAAGCAATCCGCGCGCTCGATTGACGCCGACGGGCGCATGCGCGTGAAAAATTGCATCTTGTCTACGTCGGAAATCAATCCGTATCGCGGGCAGGAAGTCCCCGGATACGAAGGGCTCGGGCTCAAGCCGAACTCGGTCTACGAGCTGTACCGCGACCCCGAGGAAATGCGCAAGTCGGTTGCGACGTTCGAGGGTGTGCCGCTGATGATCAAGCACATCCCGCAGACCGCCGACGAACCGCGCAAGGAATATCAGGCTGGCGCGATCCACTCAGTGACGTTCGACGGCAAGCACCTGCGCGGCGATCTGCTCGTGTCGGACGGCTACGCAATCGAACTGATCGAGTCGGATGAACTGTCAGACCTGTCGTGCGGCTATCGATACACCCCGGACATGACGTCCGGCACGCAT